TCAACATACATCTTTCCAACTGGATTATCCGACATTTAATCACCCATTTTCTATGATGTTCTGAACTTCTGATTTTGTTGCGCGTAACGCCGGACGCATGAAAGACTTTCGGCCGCCCTTCCAGCCTCCGCGCCCATACTCCATTTGAGTTGCCCACCAGGTCTTTTTATTTCCAGCGTAGACCCTGACATCTCTACCAACAAAACCGGTCTCGCCTTTTTTCTCCCTGGTCCTGATTGTGTCGCGCATGGCACCAGGGGATCTCTCCATCCATTCAGGTTGCCCAGGCTTTAACGGCCTGGTAACGGTTCCAATGACGGATTTCTTCCTTGCACTTTCAGCGATGACTTCCGCCGCCTTCCTGATACGTTCCATACAGGACCTCGCAATCTGACCGTCGTACTGCTCAAAGTTGAAATTGATTTCAGCCATGATCTTTTCTCGACTCCTGAAGAAAATACCGAGAGAGCTTCAAAACTTTTTCGAAACAGTGCCGCTTATTTTTTACTTCGTATACATCCATCGCCGAATAAATTGCAGAATGGATGATGTCTATCGGTCCAGCAGGCCCCATAATGAATTGAGACTGGACTATCATGTAAATTTTGGAAGCCTCTTCATTTTCCTTTCTGATATCCACCCGGCACGAATCGCAGGGTGGATCATCAGGAGGTATTCGTGATTCATACATCCCCCTACATCCTGGGCAGGTGGGTGAGTAATCTTTCACCCACTCAGCCCAGTCTAAGAGTTTTTTTCAGATTCTTCCTTTTCCTTGATTCCAGATTCGGCCATGATCTGGAAACATCTGGCGACGAACCGATCAAAAACAGGAATCTTCATCAGCTTGATCTTGTTGTCCTTGGTGCAGGCGATATTGTCCCCCGTCTTCGAGTCCTTGAACCCCTCAAAATCGACAATGGTATAATCCCACGCCTCTTCACGCTCTACCCGCGCCTCCTCTGTTGAAAGATCAGGATAGTAGGAAATGCGTTCCATTGACCGGGATTTCGGGTTGAAAACGTGCTCAACCTTTTTGGGGCGCTTAGCAAGTTTGGCCTCAAAAAACGGTTGCATGGACCTCAACGTAACATATGCGTCCCCCTTCGGATCATCATACGCAATGTCCCCTGTTGACGGATCAACTGTTGATGTGAAAAACTGAAATCTCTCCCCTTGCGTTGCCTCAAGATCTAAAAACATAAATCACCTCAATAATTTGTTAGGCCACCCGCTCCATTGCTTTCGCCGAAACCTTGCCGGAAAAATCAACTTTACCGAGTGCGTTTTTGTCCATAGTTACAGCATTGAATTTGTCCAAAATAATCGCGCCGCCATCCGCTACCCTCCAAAACACAGACGTAGACTCATAAAAATAAAGGTTCGTGAGTTCTGAATCAGTGTTCGCCAGCGCATTCAATGCAACCTGGCCGTTGGTATCTGCGGGATCATAATTTCCGCTAAACGATACGGTCCCGGCGTCACCTATACCGACCTGTTTCCATTTTTTAACCGTGTCCCCAAACGCAGTGTCCTCCTGAATGTCGGGAACAAACCCGGACATCGACCACGTTCCAAGACCCGCAATCACTACGCTTCCGTACATCACTTTTGCTAACCGTCCACCGATTGAAGCCATTTTTAAAACCCTCCTGTTATTTGTTAATTTTCTCAGGGCAATAAAAAAGGCGATCTAGTAGAGAAGTAGGTCCCTACTGACCGCCTTAGTTTATTCTTGCGTCCCCGTTGGCCTGGCCGGGCCTTCGGGAAGCCCTGATTTTCCACAATACTTTTAAAGTATTAATATCTTCGTTCTTATTTTATGGATCATAAACACCATGAAACGACACTTCTTTACCTATCATATCTCGGCATGTTGTATTCTTTCATAACCCCAAGAACTGTAGTGTCTATCCTGGGTGCCATGTCAGCCGGATAATTCTTATGGAGCCATCGGAATGAGTCTTCAAAATCTTTTCCGGGGAACCAACCAAAACTTCTCATGCAGTAATGCTCAGCAAATGCGTCAATTATCCACGCAGTTCCACCCATTTTCCAGGCTTGCAAAACGCACAGTGTTCCGTAAAGATCAAACCCCTGTAGCCCTTCATCAAACCTGAAGCCTTTCTTTAAGTTGACGATGATGCAACATTCATCAAAACAACTGGCCGGATGTGGAAACTTGTGAGACGTTGAAAAATGGGTTGGAATCCTCATGTCATGGACCCTTCCACAAATGGCTCCATCCATATCTTTTCCAATAATCCCGGAAACGACCCACGAATCAGGAAGTTCGGCAATTTTGCTTTTCATCTGATCAACCCATCCAGCCCTAAAAAACATATCCTGATGAGCCAGTACGCCGATATCGGCACCATCTCCCTCCATGAGTTCAAGCAACTTGTTGAGCCCCTTACAGGCCGTCTCCGGCATTTTGATTATGTGCGCCGTTCCCTCGATTACAGATTGCCTAAACACCATGTCAAGCCGCATAAGATCATTTACAAGCACGCCAAAAGAGACCTTCATTATTTTGCCTTCCTAAATAGTGCCACCCCGCAAGGCGTCGGGTGTGCGTCTGAAATGTATTCACCCATAAAATCCATCGACGAATCGTTTTTCAACTCCCGCACGACCCTCGTAACGCCCCATTGAGTCATGGCAGAATCATGTAGAATCAAAAACCCGCCGATAGAGAGCATTGGAAGATACGTGACGACGTCCAGCTTTACGCCTGGATAAAGATGGTCACCGTCGATCATGATTAAATCGTAAGGTGAATACTTAAAAGCCCCTGAGATGATATCCTCATCATCAGACCTTCCGATAAGCTCAACTCTGTCAATACCATTTAACACCGTTGGCCTCAGCCCCGCCTTGTGGTGTTTGTTGTCATCAATCAAGACCATCCTGGGACTGAAAAAATGATTGACCAAAAAAGATGTTCCACCGGCTGCAACACCTATCTCAAGATATGAATTGATCGAGTTACCATGCTCTAAAATCTCATGGATGCAGGGCGCCATCTCTTCTGGCAATTGCTGGCAATGAATACCACCCTCGAACTCTCCACCAAAAGCTTGTAAATTGTCGGACCCGGATTCGACGACAAACTTTTTAATGTCTTCAATAGTCAGTTTCTTTTTCATTTTATTCCTGCACCTTTATTGAGTAATCAACTGCCCAATGCTTTGCAAACTCTGACCCATCTTGTGACGCGCTGATATCATCAACCATCGTCACTAAATTTTCTCTTATCATCCAGATGTGTGAATGCCCGGTAACCGTCAAAATTGCATCATCTAAAATGGCCTTCAGATACCCATACATTGTTGTGATTTCAGTGGCCGCCAATGAAGTTGAGAATAAAGAGAATTGGACCAGCGTGTCTTCGATTTTATTTTTGAACGTGTCTTCAGGATTGCTGGCTACAATTGAAAAAATCACATATGGGAAAACTACGCTCTGTGGAGCCTGGTCAAGGTAAATACGCCCGCCAACATATGTTGACAGTGTAGACCCGGAAAACTTGGTCATTATGGCTGTTAAAAGAGAATCCATTTACGCGACCTCTCTACAAAGCAGATCGAGCCATTCATTTCGCATTTCAGGGTTTATGATTGATGAAATGGAAAAATATTTGTCTCCGTATTTGATCCGCCAATCCGGCTTAAACCCGCTCCTGTATCTGATCCTCACCCTTGCCGTTATCGCCATGATGTTTTGTCCAGCCTGAACCGTTTCCTTGGCTGACACTGGCCAAATGGCCGCCCATACGGTCCCGAGATCTGCCCATGTCACGGTAAACCCACCCATGGAGTCGGTAGCCTTAGTTTGGTACTGAATAGTTACGAGCTTATTGAGTTCGCCAATTCTCATTTGAATTCATCCCAAAGTCTGGAACTTGCTAGAAGGTTTTTTACGGTCTGATTCTCAATATACGATCCACCGCCATTCCCAAAAAGTTGTGATTCTCGGTTACTGTAAAGGTCAGCGCAAATCATCTTACACGCCGCTTTGATTTTGTACGGAACAAGCGCCGCCGTGGTCCACCCGCAAATAAACTCAATAGTGATCGGCTTTGACGTGTAAAGGCTATCGGTCGGCCAAACCCCGCCGTATGGAAGAACAATCCTTCCGCACGCCTCACCATTCGTCTCAACCAAATAATCTTCCGTAACCGTCATTGACGTTGAATCGCCATCCGTATCTTTATAAGATAAAGCCGTAACACTTTGAAGATTTCCAAACGGTATTTTAATAAAATTTTCTCTCGGAAACCTGTCAAGATAGTAGTACCATGTCTGCGTCAACAGCGCCCGACATGTAATATCCTCAATATTTTCCCTGGAAGCTGTTATCAGTGCGTTTAGGATGTCATCTTCCACATTATCGGAAAAAGACCCACTATCAAGCCTCAAATGAAGCTTTAACTCTGAAAGCGTTATGGGCTCGATAGTGGGTGTTGTTTTTTGGGTTACATTCATTTAGAACTATCTCGAAATCACTATTGCAAGATGAATCCTTGGGCTTCCAGCAGACCCACCGCCAGCTACGGCAAGCTTGATAGCCTGACCAGCTGTAACGGTATTCTCGGCTGAAGGCGTGGATAAATCCACGTCTCCGGCTGCCGATTCGGCCGTTGTGATGGTAATTGCCCCATCGGTTACCGCTGATCCGTCGATGGATGGAGTGATTGTTATGTCTGCGGTGGAAACAACCCCGTCAATCACGGAGTAAATTTGTGAAATTTCACCGGCATCAGGGGAAACCACATAATAATCCGCATCCGCTGAACCATCTGCAATATCCAGGTTTAGCACAATGGCGTT